GTTGCTACTGTTGAATCTGATTAACGTTAGTTGCAGTGGTGGTTGGTCAGTGGGTGGGTATGAACTCACCCCTGCCGACACTACAAACAATACAGTGTTCATTGAAATCATGGATACAGATTCAGTAATACATTATTACTACAATGGTATATATGAAACAAATTGGTGCTGGATACATGAACAATATGAAGATGTGAAAAAGGTAAATGAGTGAAAAGCCAAATACCGCCAGAAGTTATCGCACTACCATTCTTGATGATAACGCCATTGTTAGCATTAATCTCAAATGGCTTGCTCAAGGATGTGTTCTTGTCGGAGCTCTGGTCTATGGGTATTGGCAAATTGAAAACAGGATTCAATCACTTGAAGATAAAGTTGCTAATGCAAATGAACAAATTGGGGATTTACTTAATAAACATATCGTGGAAGAAAGGACTCAGCGAGAAGAGTTGGCAGAAAAAGTGAAGTTTTACGAAAAAGAATTAAACCTAAACCCACTTAGTTGGGGTAAGAAAAAGCGGAAATAATATGGATTTTATGGCAGTATATGGCGAAGCAGGTATGATAGGCGTAGTCGGGGTAATGTTCGTCTATCTAGTAATGTCCCTATCCAAAAAGAGTGAGGCTCAGCAAGACGCATTGGAAAGATTAAAAGTAGAAAATAGAGGTCAGTCAGAAACGTTAGAAAACATGGAAGGCATGATAATAAAGCTTATTGGAAGATGGAACTCTAGTGACGACAAGCTTGATAGAAAGTTTGATGCCCTTACTAAAGAAATAAACGATTTAGATAACCAGGTATCTAGGATAGATGGCTCTTTATCAAGAATAAATGGGAAACACTAATGCCAGCATTAAATGATTTTAGAAACAAAGATTTATACGCTATGATGGTAAAGCTTGATGAAAGGCAAAAGACCATATTCCAAATGCTTTATAGGGTAGAAAAACATTTAGAAAAACTTAATGGAAGGGTGGCTAGTCACGATACTGCTATAACTAAACTACAAACAGTAGGGGCAGTAGCTGTAATTAGCATACCAATAATCGTAAACATAATAATGAGGATAGTATAATGTTAGCAAAGTTAATCGCAGATGATTTATTGTCAGATGAAAATGGAAAAGAAGTTATTGCTGAAATAAATAAAGCAGTAGATATACCAATTATTTCAGAAAAGACTGAAGCAAAAATACTTGAAGCACTTTGGAAAGTGATTAAAGGCGTGTTGCTTAAAAAGATTGGCTTGTAATGCCCAAGTTGGGGAAAAGAAGCAGAAAGAGGCTAGAAGGCGTTGATAAAAGATTGGTTCATGTACTTGAAGAAGTGGTTAAGTATTTTGATATCACCGTCATTGAGGGCAAAAGAAGCCAAGAAAGACAGAATACTCTTGTTGCTGAAGGAAAGAGCAAAACGAAATTTGGCAAACACGTTGAAGGAAAAGCAGTAGATATATGTCCATATCCTATAGATTGGGACGCAAGAGACGATTTTCATTACCTAGGAGGTTGGGTATTGGCTACTGCAAATAGGTTAGGCTATAAAGTACGTTGGGGTGGAGATTGGAATGCGAGTTCGCAATTCAAAGGGCAAAGAACAACTAAGGATAATCAATTTGATGACTTAGTTCACTTTGAATTACTGGATTAGATATGAAAGGGTTATTGCAACAAATAATACACAATTGGAGAGTCAAGAACACAAGCGACCCTCAATTACAAGCTTATATGGATTTTTGGAATCAAGCTGGGGAAGGAACAGTGGTACCAACGTCTGAAATAACTACTCAGCTATACAACAAACAAAAAGAAGCAATTGGCAATAGGCATATGGGATTTAGTGGAATACCTCAATTTATTTCTGGGGAAGGAACAAAACCAAACCCTTATGCTGGTAGTGGAAATGAAGTAGGAGTAATAGGCTTTCGTGGTGGTTCAAATCCAATGCATCATACTAGTGCTTATTCAAGGACAAAATACCTTGATGGTCTATTCAAAGGAATGTCTGTTGAGAATTTAACAGACTCAAGAAATGGGAATTTAACTGATGAGTGGCTATATCATACAGATAAAGGTTCGTATGACTTAAAACCGAAATGGTATGATTGGAAATATAGAACTAAATAATGAAGGCAGATAATGAAAATAAAAGAAAGAGTTGTTGTTTTTCCAGATGTGCATTACCCTCATCAAGACGAAAAAGCATTTAGATGTGCATTAAACGTAATAAAAGAAATCAAACCCACTGCATTTCTACTATTGGGAGATTTCGTTGAAGGAGCTTCTGTCAGTCACTGGCAATGGCGTAAAAAGAAACGCCCTCCTCTTGAGTACCAACTTCCTTTTATTGAAAAAGAAATCAAAGATGGCAATATTGGTTTGGATAGAATTGATGAAGCATTGGATAAAGTTAAATGCAGGAAAAAGCAATACGCTCAAGGAAATCATGAGCTATGGTTCGACCACTTTGTCGAAGAAAACCCATACCTTGAAGATTATGCCTCAAGAAAAGCCTTCAAATTTGACGAAAGAGGATATGAATGGCATGACTATGGTGACATCTTTAAAGTGTTCGGAAGCAAGTTACACGCATATCACGGAGGACACTTTATGGGAGTTGCCCATGCAAGAACTCACGCCTTACAAATGGGATGCAACATCATCTATGGTCATACACACGACAGCCAAAAAGCAGTCATCACCCATATTAGTGGACCGCACATGGCGTATTCAATGGGATGTTTAGCTGATATGAAGAAAGATTTCCTTAAAGGTAGACCAACAAATTGGACTCATAATGTAGGTCTAGTAGATATTTTTACTAATGGAAACTTTAATCTTGTAGTTCTTGATATAAATAATGGCGTTACATCCTACGGAGGGAAAATAATAAGTGCCTAAACAGTCAAAATCAATAAGAGATTTTAGCGGAGGAATTGCTAAAGGCGTAGATGCGTTATCGTTAAAAGATAATCAGCTATCGGAATGTGTTAATTTCATAGCAGATAACGTAGGTAAGCTTAAAGTAATACCTGACGAGCATATTGCTTGCACTAATGAATTAAATACAGAATTACCTAATGGGTATTCAAAAAATATACATTCATGGTCTTCTGATTTTAATTTAGATAATTCAAGTCAAAATACAAATTTAGTTGCCCCTACAGTTACGGAAGTAAAAGTTGCAAAAAGGGCAAATATGGAATTGTATTTCACTCCTTTTCAATCAGACATAATAAATTCTGATTTTGATTATCAAAATAGGGCGTTAATTATAAAAGACGCAGACAGAGATGAATACATTATTGAAACGCAAATAAACAATCCTTTTAAAACTGGATTTGAAAGCAAAGTTCCTAAAAATTCTATTCAAGGTTTGACTTTAAATCAGCTAGAAAAAATGGCTCATAAACATTATTTGCCATCATCAAATGAAGCCTCTGACTATACAGACCCTACCATCCCTTGGCATTTCAAAACGTTAGCTGGTGGCGATACTCGTCCTAATGGCTCAAATACAGTCAAAGCTTCTTTTGGTCCTATAGATGCTAGTGGAAATCATGGATTTACAGCTAATAGCAGTGAAGCCGTAGCAATGAACGCTTTAGATAATTCTAATTGGCTAGACAGTACTAAAACTTTTGAAAGTAATACTAATGTTTATCAAGACGATACAGGAGACAACGCTAGAGGAAGAAATTTTAATTACGAAAATAGCCAAGGGACAAAAGTATATCCAATAGGAGTTAGAAATGGCAATGCTTTTAAAATAGAGTCTGTACCCAATGGCGGTACTGCTAACAGTTTCGGAAACACTCTTGAATTTGGGTTTACTCCTTTTAATGCAAGTGCTAATCAAAATGACGCTTATGCATATAGAATGGTAATAGAATGGGACTACTGGGGAAAAATGAATATTAATTTTCCTAATGAATATGCAAATGGTGCACTTAATTATGCACATAACAAGGGGTATAGACCAGTAGGGAATGATTCAATACCTATGCCTAAAAAAACTATAAATGGAGTTACATATGATTATAGGCACTTAGCTCCAGCTTCTCATGGTCATAGCTTTGAAGACTTAGAAACAACTAGTGCTACTAAAAATTTATGTCAAAAAAGTGGTGCGTTTTTTTATATGATGAATGAAGCCCCAGACTTTGGGCAATTCAGTGAATGGTCTTATAATTTAAGTAATGTAAAAAGATTTGAAACGGCTACTTATAGGGTAACTATTACTTACTATACAAATCCAGAGCAAACTAGTGAAGCGTCCATAACAAGAAGTTACGATATTCAAATTGCTCAAAATGCAATGGATGTAAAATCTGGATTATTTTTTGAAGCAGATAACATTTTGTCTGATGTGCCAACTGACTACCAAATTAAATTTGAAATACTTGACGATAAAGTAAGGATTTATCAAGACGTAGATACAGTAAAGGCTTATGGCATTAAGACCGTATCCGCTAATAAAACAAATATTGTAGACCTTGGAGATAAAGTAACAGATGGTCAGAGATATCAACATTTAATTGCAGTTACGAATGAAGATTCTATGGCAACAGTCTATTCTATGGAGAATGACACATGGCTAGACTGGCAAATGGACTTTAAATTTGAAGAAACAGAATATATAGGTACAGTTAATATAAGTAACAATTCTAATAGTGGAACCTATAACAGTTTTTCAACTTCAGCACACCCTTCAATAGTTGGAATGCAAATAAGAGGAACAGGAATAAAACCTGGTACTACAGTGACTGCTCAAGACACAAGTGCTACTCCTCCTACGATACAGTTAAGTCAAACTACATCATCAGCAATTTCAAATGGAACAGTTTATTACTGGGACTCTTCAATGAATGTAGATGTATCATATGTAGACGCAGAAGGACATTTATTTGCAAGCGACGTTACATTCAAAAGCAATAATAGACCTCAGTGGTTTGGTTATTTGAATTTAAATAAAACATATTTAAAAACTCAATTTGATAGCGTTTCAAATAATTTTAATGGGAATTCTCCTCAAGTAGAAAAAGCTAAAGGATTTAGCACAGATGCACTATGTCCCCAGCCATATAGAGTTAAGATTACAAATAGTCCAGCTACGGCATTAAAAGGGCAAAATACGCATATTGCTACAAAAGTAAATGGCTTATTTAAATTTAAAGATTCATCTGGTACAGATTTATCAGGCGATGAAACCTTAATAAAAAGTGCTCCTAATTCATCAAGCACATGGGCAAGTCATCCTTTAGGAATCAAAATTCAATACGATTGGATAGATGGTCAAGAAAGTGAAGTTGGTACTTTGATGGAAGGTTCTTTTCTAAAAAAAGAATTAACAGAGTTTTATTTTAGTTACATTTATGAAGGTGGATATGTAAGTCAACCTCAACAGTTTTATGAACATACATACAATGCTGGCAATAGTGGAGCAGATTCAACAAATGTACCTTTCTCTACTGCACCTAAAGCAGATTCTTGTGCATTAGGATTACATATTGGAATAGGACCTCAGTTAATAAGCGGTAAAGGCAATAATCCAAGTTGGGCAGGTCTTTCAGAAAAAGATGGAGTATTGAACACTAGGTTAAAAGGCATTGAGATATATGGTCGTTTTACAAATACCGACCCTAATAATATATATCTTTTGTGTGAAATTGATTTAAATAAAGGTTGGAAATCATTTGCTACTGGAAAATGGAGAGATTTTACAACGTTTGGTAACGTCTCACATTACGGAACTAGTTATACAAGCTCAACTGGAGGTCCAGTAACTGACCATATTATATATAAGGCAGTACCTACGTTTCAGAGTTTCTTTAATAAATACCAACTAGCGTGGGATGAGCCTATTGGATTTGAAAGTGATGGCACTGGGTGGAAAACAGCTTGCGTATTTAATAGAAGGGCTTATTATGGCAACGTCAGGATTAAAGGCAAAGATGACCAAATAAGATATTATCCTGATGGTATTTTAAAATCTGCGTTAGGGAATTATGCAACTGTTGGTGAAAGCAATTTAATTGAAGCAACTGTAAATGATGGGGACGATATTGTAGCTCTGCGAGTTATTGGTAATAAACTATGTCAGTTTAAGAAGTACTCTTTAACCATAATGGGTGTTAAAACGCTAGAGAATGGCGAAAATCGTGAGGAAATCGAAGAAACCCTACATCATGTTGGCTTAGAGAGTGATAATCAAATTTGCGACACTCCTTACGGATTATTTTGGGTTAGCAGAAGTGGAATTTATTTGTATAATGGACAAAATATTCAAACACTTACTTCCAATCCGCAAGGTAGCCTTATTGACAAAACTCAATGGGAAAATTTTTATGGAAAAAGAACTCATGTAGGATATGATGCATACTGGAATCAGATTCATATATGTAAAGACATGATGGGGAATTCTGAAGTATTAATCTATAGCTTTAATACAGGAGCTTTTACAGAAGGCTCAGATATGTATCAAGGCTCTAAAAAGACAGGATTTGTTACGGATAGAGAAGGTCATCTATTATGGGCTGAGCAAGTAGCCCAAGGAACACGAGGAAGTGCAGTGCTTCCTAACAAAACAAATAAAGTAACAGAAAAAGCAAGTGATGTGCTAACTGCACCACCACCACCTTCAGGAGACTAATGGCAATACTACTTAAATCTCTTACATCAGATAGGAAAGATATTGCGTCTGGAAAATTGATTACGAAGCATTACGATATGGGTGATGTAAGTATTAATAAAAAATTCAACAGATGTAATATTACTTACAAAATGGAGAATACTGGGATAACTCCTTTAAAAATTTCATACAAGCTAGATGAGGCTGGTTCTTTTGTTGATTTTGACGCAGTAAATGAAAATGAATTTTCTGTTTATGACAATGGAGCTAGGTTGTGTAGAACTAATGGAAAAATTAAAACTGCAGAATTCGATTTTGCTAAAAACAATAAATACGGTAAAGTAGTTCAAATAAAAATTGCATATAATACGTCTGGCATGAGTTATAACTCAAGCACTGCCATAGACGGGTTTGAATTATCTGATATTACTTTTACTTACAGACCAATTAACAGGAATTAATATGGCAAACAATCATTATTCAAAGCATAGTAGTAGAGCCGATATCCAAAGATATTGGGATTATCACAATAATAGGGAGAAAAATATAGCTGTTGCTTCTGATGTTGGTGGTAAAGTAGCGAACTTTATGGTTCAAGATTATTTAGACACAAAAAAGAATCCACCTAAAGTCGCTAAAAATATTGTATCAACAGCGTCAAATGTTCATCCAAAACTAAATAGTCCACAATTTGCAGGTCAACCTACTGAATCAGGACTGATGGGATTTGTAAAAAATCCTTCATGGGCTGGGTTGGAAACAGGTGTAGCAAACACATTAACAAACCCAATAACTAATCTTGGCGGTATGGCAACTAAAGCTGGATTTGCAAAAACTGGTGGATTAATAACTGGTGCTGGTACAGCTTTAAAAGGAGCATTGACATCAATGGGACCAGTAGGTTGGGCACTTTTGGCAGGAGGAGCTTTAATGCTTCATCAAGGCAAAGGTGGCGGAAGAAATAAAAGGAGATATTAATGAACCCATATGAATGGCTTGATAACAGACTTGGTGGCATTCTACCAGGAGGAGCCAAAACAAGCGGTATAGTAAGAGATATTCAAAAAGGATTTTTTGGACGAGCATATGACCATCTTCTTGGAAGAAGGGGATTCTTTGGAGAATATTTAGGTGGAAGAAAAGCAGATAGAAAACGTAGAGCAATAGGTGGTATTGCAAAAGAGATAGCTAATATAGAAAGTCGTAAAGCAGATATTTTCCCAGATGCGATGACAGATTTTAACAGAAAAACGTTAAATGATTGGAACACACTTCAAGGAAAAAATTCTGCATCACCACTTACTATGGCAACTGATACAGGTAAAAACCAAAAATTTCAAAACATTATTAATCAAGCAATAAATAATACAAATGCTTCATTGAACAAAACAATAACTTCAGCACAAGACAGGCTATGGGGACAAGAAGACCAGATTGCCAACTTAAAAGCTGAAACACAATCAATAAGGGATTCGTAACATGGATGACATAGCAAGAATATTAGGGTCAATCATAGGCGGTGTAGCAGATGGGGCTTTAGAAAATCAAAGATTAGAAAAGTCAATTGAAGCACAAAATCAAAGATTAAACAAAACAATTCAAGCACAAGAAGATATAGCCTTATTAAAAGACTCTTTAAGCGTAAAAAACACACAACAATTAAATCAATATAATAGAGAAAATGCATTATTGTCAGATTCCTTAGGGGTTAAAAACGCAATGCTAGAAGATTCTTTAGATACCGAAAGAATGATACGAGCAGATTCTTTAGCAAATGAAAGACACGAAGACACTCAAAGATTTCAAAAAGGAAATCAAGCAACTCAGATACTATCTGCCTTAATGCCTCAAATGACTGCTACGCAAAACCTAGAGTTAGAAAATGAAAAAAACAGAGGTCAGTTCAAGTACAATAGTATCAAGGAAAAAGTTAGTCGTCAAAATGCAGATAAAGCTAATGCAAGGCAATGGTCTCCAGATTTAAAAAAGCTTAATAAACAAACATTGCAGTTTAGAACTGAAAAGCCTTTTCCATTCAGTGAATCAGATATGTTAGACAGCTACGAAAACGCTAGGGAAAATTTAGAAGGAACGGTTTTAGAAAGTTTAAAGCTTCCAGCTGGAGACAAGAAAAGAAGGGCTGTAAGAGGGTTGATTGATAAATTGCATTACAGGGCTAATAATCCAGACTTCTTAGATGGAGATTGGGGCATATTTGGAGGCAGAGACCCAGATGGTTCAGAAGCACGAGGCATTAAGGATGAATTAAAAATATGGCTAGACTTATTAAATGATGAAGAAGGCAGTGCTAGATATTTAGATGAAATATATGGTATCACACCAGAAGAAAGAATGTTTTATGACAACTGGGGAGAAGCAAGTAGTGCAATTTCTGAAAAGCAAGTTTCAAACACTAAAGACACTCAAGAAAAAATGTATAAAATGCTTGAAATTTTATTAAAGCAGTCTGAATGAACCCATTTCAGACTAGGGAAAAACTAAAAAGATATCGCTTTAGACCTGAAAACTTCACACAAGAAGAAGCAAGGGAACTAGAGCGATTTTCAAAGCTATACGGTTTTGTTCAAGAAAACCAACCACTAGAAGAAACTTCAAGTAATAAACAAAGCAATATGCTTTCCCAGTTTAGTTCTGGGTTTACAGAGGGCTTACTTGGTCCTATTGCTATGGGTGGCTGGGCTGAAGACCCTCAAGATGAATTCCAATCTATTGCCCATAGTGCAGGGCATTTATTAGGGTTTGCATTGCCTATGGCTGGTAGTCTTGTATCGTTTGGTGGAACTGGAATAGCAAGACTAGGGTTGATGGGTAGCGGTAGAATAGCAAAGGGTATTCAAGCTACAGGTAAAACAATAGGTGGTTTTGGTCAGGCTATGAAAAAAGGTAAGTCTGTGCCTTTATACGTAGGTGATAAAGCTGTAGATGCTACAAAAAAGATTTTAGCTAACGCTGGGTTTGAAGCTGGTAAATACCTTGAGGCTGGTGCCAAGATTGGGTTTAAAGCAAAAATGACTGACGTTGCATTTCAAGCACAGCATTTATCTGTAGCAAGTGCTGTAAGTGGAATGTGGAATGGCGAAGACGATGAGGTAGATAATTTAATATTTGGTGCTGTAGCTGGAGGGTTTTTTGGAGGCTTAGGAAACTTTGTGCGTGTTGGTAACATGATACAACACCCTAATAAGGTAGTACGAGAAGCTGGAAAACGTAATCTTTGGGAATCTTCAAAACAATTATCAGATACTTTATATAATTATAGAGGTCAAATCCTTAGAGGTGCATTAGGTGCTGGTTTTCAAGGTGGAATGGCTACTATGCAAGGTGCACCAACTGCTACACAACTATATGAATATGCATTAGGGGCATTTTTTGGTGCTGGTGCTCATGGGGTAAGAGAAAAGAAAGCATCTGAGTTTTTTAACAGTTATGAAAAAAGAAATGAGGAAGGTGCTTTACAGAAAGATTTTGCTGAGCGAAGGAATATGCTTGAGTCAGAAGAGTTTAAAGCACTCCCTTTAGACTCTCAGCAATTAGTAAGAGAAAAATACACAAATTATATTGGAGATTTCTGGGATAGGTTCAAAGGAGAAGCCCTTCAAACAGATGATTCTTTACCTAGTGTTAAACTAGCAAGAGAAATACTAAAGCCATACAACGAAGCATTAGAAAGAAAAGCACAAGAAGTCAGTAAAAAGACCGAAGACCTAGAGCCGTTTGAGATTGCCCAAGTTCAAGCTGAACTAATGGAGGTAGTACCTCAGCGATACGCAAGAGATTTAAACCTGAGAGTAATATCTGAAGGGTTATTAAAAAAGATACGCAACCCTAAGGAAAAATTAGAAGATACACAGCAAGAAATAGTAGATAAACTTACTCCTGAAGAGCTTTCTCAAGTCAAAGAAGGCTATATAGAGCCATTAGAAAAAAAGATTGTTGAGTATTTTGAAAATATACCTCAAGAAAAAATAGAAACAACTGCTCAGGACATACTGCGAGCAGAAGAGAATTTAATATCAGACCAACCTGAGCTTGTAGTTGAGCCAGTTATTAGGCGGTTTCTTAATCAACTACAAAAAGAAACAGACATCTACGAACCTAATGATGTATTAGAACACGCAGTAAAGACCTATAATGAATTACTGCCAAAGTCAGAAAGTGGTAAACGAGACACAAGATTTATCCCCGTAAAGGGAATGGTAAAAGAATACATAATGCTTCTTCAGGATAAGTTTCCTGGCATCAGAGTCACACCAGAAATGAAGAACAGCCTTACTCAAATGTACACTAGACTATCGCAAGGCGTTATAAGACCAATTATTAGTTACGACAAAACTACTCAGAAGAGAAAAACAATATGGGGATTTAATGTATTAAAGAGAAAAGTATCAGGTAGCGAGCCACGTTCAGCAGATGAAAAAATGTATGAAAATTTATGGGGAGATGAAGTTACAGTACGAGAATTCTCTGAATTAGTAGACAAAAAAGGCAATACCTACATTACATTAAAGCCTTACGACAAGGTGTGGAATGACAACTTAAAAGAATGGGTCCCTGCAATGCGTAGCAATGACTGGCTAAACATAACTAAGGGACTAGATAAAAAAGACCAGTATTTAAAAATACCTAAAAAAGATGGCGGTACGGAACGGATATATAAGTATCACCCAAAAACAAATAGCACAGAAATAAACTCTATTATAAAAGAGGTTGTAATTCATTCAAAAAGTAAAGCAATAACAGAAGATTTACTTAAAAAATACATTGAAAAAGACTATAAAGTTTGGCTTGAAACAATGGGGTTTGATTTAAAGCTGGAAAAAGACCTCATTGAAAATCAAGGGTTACGCAATTTATACAATAAAGCTTTTAAGTCTAATTACTTATACGAAAAAAACTGGAATTTTAAAAACGCAATTGCAAGAGTAAAACGTGAGGCACTACTTGCATCTAAGTCATTTTACGAGCAAGACAGAAAGTTTTTTAAAGACCTTACTAACGATACTGGCAAAATAAACATTATAGCTATAGAAGCTGAAGCCAGTCTACTGGGAAAGCTTAGCAGTACTGGAAAAAGAATAGGGCAATGGCTAAATGTAGAAGGTAAAAAGCCTGAAACATTCTGGACTGTAGATAAGAATGGAAAACTAATGGAACAAGCATGGGAAAGTAAGATTGATGGTTGGTTAGTAATGCATTCTGATTTATATAAAAGATTTATGGAAGCTAACGGATTTGATGGCGTTCAAATGTCTCATATGAAACCTGCAGTAGCTGTTACGATGCCTGATGGAAGTCTGTTTTTAATAAAAGGTGGAGTGCATCCAGGAAACAAAGCTTATAACGATGCAATGCCTAGTCCTAACTCTATGATAGTCGTGACTTCTGCTATCAAATCTATGCCAGAAGGGACAAAGGTATATAAAGGACAAGCTAAAAAGAATGGTAAATACGAAATAAAAGACTACGACAAACCTTCCTTAGAAATGAATGTTGAAGACTTTAGAATAAGTTTTGGCGTATATGGAGACAAGCACTCAGCAGAACCCACTACAATTAAAAAACAAATGCATTCATTTTTTGATAGCCTAACTATGAGTAGAGATGGTTATAGAGAATTTATGGACGCAATTCATTTTGATGTAATTAATGGCTCAAAGCAAGCCAATGAGTATATGCAAACCTTAAAAGAAAACCCTGATGCATTGCCACCAAAGGGGTTCAAGGTTACAGAATTAAGTGATAAAGATTTTATTACAGTTATAAACAACCCTAGTCACAAGCTCCACAAAGAATTAAACCTAGAAATCTTTAAGAAAATCAAAAGGATGGAAAAGGCAGAAGAATTTGAAGGTGCTGTGTATGAAGAATTAAAAGAGTATGCTAATAATTTTGAACGATGGTACCGAGCTACTGGTTATAATCCTGTATCTGCAATAATAAACAACAGTTTATATGAAAAGTCTGTGCATATATATCGTATGAATAAATTTACTAATCCAGAATGGAAAAACTCTGGAAGCGGATGGGTAGCTGGAGTAGACCCAGTAATGGAGGCAGTAACTGGAGGCATTAAAAAGAATGCAACCTATGAGTTTTTTGAAGATGGAAAGTTAAAGAAAAGAAAAGTGGGGCATTTTAAAGTAGGTATAAGCCATAAAGACATGAAAGTTAAATGGCTTGGTGAAGGTGAACAGATAAAACTAATCGAAGCTTGGGAGCAGTTTAAGAAAGAAAAGAATCCACACGTCAAAGCAAGAATGAGAAACAAACTGATGTTTGCTGTAATGAGGGTCCCAGCTAATGCAATATCAGGGACTAGGGCATTAATATTTGATGGATTTGTAAAAAATGACGTTGATTTATCTGATTGGGGCGTTTATATGAGAGGCAGAGACCACTTTTACATAGATGGAGCTGACGTTGATGGCGATAAAGTGTTCTTTTATCAAGGATTACCTCAGAAATACCTTAATGATTTAGTCAAAAACGATAGTTTTTTGGAAAGGGCAAAGCAAGGTAAGAGTGTTTTCTTTGAAAATAAAGCTGAAAAAATGGATAAGTTGTTTAAAAGCGAAGTTTCTAAAGCAGATTTAGACTACGTTAACAACAACCCATTAGCTCAATGGTCTCCTGGTGCACTACGTAAAACAGGTATAAGTGCATACACAGGAAAAAAAGGATTGGGATTAGTAGTAAATGCTAAATCGTTTTTAAATAATGTGTTAGCTGATGTGATAACCAATAAGGGTGGTAAAATAAGATTAGGGGTTTACACAACAAGTAAAGAAACTGGTAAAAAAATACTTATAGGTGACTTAATTGGTCAAACTGACATGGCACAATTAAAATCTGAAAACGGTTATTACGTAGTAGGTACAGAGGCACATAGCAGAACAGCAGACAGTGCAAATTATTACAATATGGCAACTCCGCAAGAGATGGTAGACATTGTTACTCAAAGTGCTTTTAGGAGTTTAAAGTTTCACCCGATTGAAGAAGGAAAAATTAGAGATGGAAGACTTAGTGATTTAAAAAACACATTAGAATATGCTCATTTAAGTGAATTGAATAACAAGTTGTATGGGTATGATTTTTCAAACGATAGGGCATTTACTATAAGTGAAATACAAAATGCTGTAAAGCCATTTAAAGGCGAAGTAAAAACTATGAGTTCTATCGTTGATATTGCCCACAAAGTGGCACAAAACGAATTGAACATTGACCCACTCAGGCATTTTAACTACCAAGCATTTAGAGAAGCTATAAGAACTTTAAGCAATGAATTATTGCGAGACAAAGACGTACTAAAATACATTACTAGAAAGAACCTGAGGGTAATGCCATTGTACTACCACATAGATTATCAGGCAGTGTATAAAGCGATGTTAAAACACCCAGAGTTCACTACGAAAAATGGACTAACCTTACGAGAAGTTCCAGAAAAAGGTGCTACTAAAAAAGATAAAGAACCATATAGGGAACTACTATGGGAAGCGTTAGAACCGCCAAATAAAGAAGGGATTTCTCCATTAGAAGAAAGACTAGGAGATATCGGTAAAGGCGTACAAAAAACATTTAATAATTTATTTTCTAACCAAAGAATGGAGATAGGTAAAGCTATATCCAGATATGATGCTAAAGTTGAAAAAGAATATAAGATAAATGACTCCTACGATATATGGAGTGCCTTACAACTCAACATAAAAGGTAAGGCATTAGATGATGCATTAAAAAACGCTGGTCACATTTCAGAGAAAGGTCAAATACCTTATGAACGTATCAATGAAATTGCTAACAGAATAGTAAATGGTGAGCAAATAACTGGCAATAATATCGAAATGTTGGAAACTCAAAAATGGTCAAAACAGATACAAAAAGCAGTAGACGACATACAAGCTGGCAAGCAACCAAAGACCGCTTCTGAGAGCAAATTTTTAATATTAAGAGACATTATAGCAAGACAAGCTGAAGCTGTAAAGCTCAAATTTAATCATGCGTTTAAAAATGAAAATCAAAGAGTATTCGAGAACGAACAAGAAGCCAATAAATTTATTAGAGAAAACGTAGTTGAGATAAGCAACATAGCAAAAGAATTAAAGATTAAACCTGAAGTAGCAGTTGATTATTATTACAATTACCTACTAAGCAGTTTACGTCCACAGCCAGTTCGATTAGAGGGGATTATTAGAAACCTTAATGGTAGAATAGCAACTGCGGAAAAGAAAGGTCAAGCAGATAAAGTAGAAATACTAAAAAGGGAAAAAGAACGGACAAGAGCTCAATACGAAAATACCAGCACACCTCAATTTATATGGTCAGTGGATGCGATACCTGACCGAGTAAAATCACAATTTATGAAAGGGTATGCTGATACTTTCGATTTACTCAATACTGTTACTACTGATAAAATATCAGGAGAACTTACAGGATATTTAGCAAAATCCAAAAAAGACACTAAGCTTGGAGAGATTGAAAGCAGTATAGATGCTGAGGTAATTGCTGAGGTAGAAATTGATAGATTATTTAAACCAGATAAGCTAGGTGGTGTAGAAATTGCAAAAGATGCAAAAGGAAAAGCTGATGACGTGCCTAGTGATATACCACAAGTACTACGAGGTATTACCCAAAGTTTAAAAACATTACCCGATGGAGCTATTTTAAGATTTGAAGACCTATATACTTATATGAAATCAGTACAAGGCGATGGTCCAACAAGTATTAAGATGGCAACTTGGGAAGACATAAGGTCATTTAATCGATTTTTAAAGGACATAGTTAACTCTACGAATCCAACTGGTAAAGTAAAAAAGATATATGACTTCCTTTTTCCAGATACAGTAGGTAAAAAACAAGCTGGGCATGACCTTGATTTGTTATTTAAAATGAAAACACCTATACGTAATGCCAAAGATATGGGACTAGCTACTATAAAAGTGCCATTATCCTCTATGTCATTTATACAAAAAGTTGGTGGACAAATGAGAGAACTTGAAGATTCTATTAAAAACAGTATGGTAGAATCCTTATTTAATGGCATTACTGTGAAATCTGAATTGGAAGCAATACCAAATGGTATTCAAACGTTTACTGATTTATTTATGTTTGCTCAAAAGAAAATGAACTATGAACGTGCTGTAAAGCCTCAAGATGTTGAGTTTTATGGAAACGAATGGGCATCATCCTTAAAACTATGGGACAGTAAATACAAAGGTAAAAAATTCAAGTTTACTAGAGCTGGTAAAGTAGTTGAAAAAACCTCTGAAGAAATAATTAGAGACATTCAAGAACAACAAGGAAAGTTTTTACAAGGATTTTATGAAAGCTATTTAGGAGCTGGTGTTATAGATAGGTCTGGTGAATGGAAGCGTATTGACTGGAAGCGAGTTGATGAAAATGCAGAATGGGCTAAAAACGGATTGGTAATACATGATTTTATACGTTACGATAAAAATGGACGATTTGATTTAGAAAACTTTCAGAAGAAAGTAATGGACCACGTAGAAACATTTGGCGTTAATGCACTACATAAAATGATAGGAAATCGAAATAATCCCTTAGGCACTGAGCTATTAAACAGAGTACAGCACGAAATAGGCTTAGAAGAGCATATACTAAGTAAGAAAATAAAGCCTAATTCAGAGGAATCTAGAAATGTTAGGCTAGAGTGGAGAAAAGCTAACGAGTTTTTTGGAATTGGAAGAATAGGTACAGAAGGAACAGAAGGGTTTTCTACAGAGTACTTCCCCCAAATGAAACATGATACAAAAAAATTAAAACCTTGGGTGCAAGAACAGCAGTTAAAGCTTAAAGAAAAATTAGAAAACTACGTTAATGACTTAACTCATGCTGGTAAAACAGTAATGGAAGACTCTTCTTATAAAATACCTAGACGATATAGGTTTAAGGAAATTGAATTAGAAGCTTTAAAAGGCAAAATGTCTGACAAGCAACTAATAGACATATGGGGCGTATCTAATGTTACTATTAAATCACATTTAATAAACCTCAAGCTCGCAAGCCAAAATGCTGATTATCAATTGTACTTAGGGCAAAGAGTAGAAAGTGCAATGGGGCAATCAGACTATCTAGTAAACTTTTTAAACGCTGAATTCCGTAAAGGAAAAGAGCAATGGCAGGATATTAACGCTGAGTTTAGACCAGGAACTGGTAGACAAAGAGGCGATACTCATGTACCGCATTTTAGTTACGGCTTTGAAGTTTTAGAAGCATACACTAATCAATGGGTAAGCTCCTTATTTAAAAATTTAAACGCATTAACTTTTCGTAAAGTCATAAATAATTACGAGCAAAACAATGCCTTTGCTAAAGAAAACCCTGAAATGGGAGAAATGTGGTCTAAGGAAAT